GCGTGGATATTTACGACGGAGCCGACGGCGAAGATTTTGTCGGTTGCGCATAACTTGGATTTGGCTCTGAGAGATAGTGTGCGCTGTAGACGGCTTATTCAGAGTGAGTGGTACCAGGGACTCTGGCCGCATGTGAAGTTGGCGGGTGATCAGAACGCCAAGGCTAAGTTTGAGATTGAGGGGTCGGGAGGGTTTCGTCAGGCGCTAGCTTCGGGAGCTATCACGGGTGTCCGTGCGGATCATGTTATTATCGACGATCCCTTGTCGGCAACGGACGCTATGTCTGAAGCTATACGAAATAGTATGAAGGACTGGATTTTAGAAGCTGTCCCTACTCGACTGAATAATCCTGGTGGCGAAAATCCTTCTACGATTAGTCTCATAATGCAGAGGCTCCACGAGGAAGATTCAACTGGCGTATTGCTGGATAGAAATCTGGGCTATCAGCATCTTTGCCTTCCAATGGAATATGATCCGGCTCGGCATTGCCAGACAATTATTGGAGGCGATTGGCGTACGGAAGAGGGTGAATTACTCTTTGAGGAAAGATTTCCAAGAGAGGTCGTGGAGAGAGATAAACATGCGCTCGGCCCTTGGGCTACCGCCTCTCAGTTCCAGCAATCGCCAAGTCCTAGGGGCGGGGGATTAATCCTAAGAGACTGGTGGGGATTATACGACGACGAACTCGCTAAAGAGCAAGGGGTGCGGGATGCTAATAAATACCCCCCGATGGATCTCATCATCTGCTCAGTAGATACCGCCTATACCACTAAACAGGAAAATGATGCTTCAGCTATAAGTGTTTGGGGTGTATGGCAAAAGAGCGGCGGCCAAGCCAGAAAAATCATCTCCTCGTATGCTAACGAAAGTTTGCAAAGAAACGGTAATGTCGTTGATATGTTTGGCAACCCAATTGAGGTGGTGGACGAACGAGATACCATCCCCTGCGCTATGCTCATGTATTCCAAAGAACTTAGAGTGAATATGCATGGCGAAGATCCCAAGCAGATGGAAGGGGAATCTATCTCCGACTTCCGTCGCAGAGCCGAAAGCCAGTGGGGGCTCGTACAACATATCGCTGATATCTGCCGGAAATATAACGTTGATGTCGTACTGATCGAAGCTAAAGCGAACGGTATCTCCGTCGCACAGGAAATTAAAAGAATTTATAAAACGGCAAATTGGAACGTAAAATTAATAAATCCGGGCAATCAAGACAAGGTTGCGAGAGTTTATAGTGTGCAGCCCCTCTTCTCCAATAACCAAGTTTATGCCCCCGATAAAGACTGGGCAGATAAACTAATTACCCAAGTATCTGTTTTCCCTCGCGGTAAACATGACGACTTAGTGGATAGTATGAGCCAAGCCCTTCGCTGGCTAAGAGATCAAGGCATGTTAATGCGGCCAGAGGAAATTGGATCTAGAATATCTGAAGACATGCTGAGCGGCAGGAAAAACACCCGACCAGTCTACGATGTGTAATTAGCCATCCACTTGCCAAAACGCATAAAACTCGGTTAATATAAACTGAGAATAAGTGTAATTTTCGGGCTTGAGAAATGCTGACCATACAGGACCTCCATAGCAGGTCCCATGAGATCAAACACAGGCTTGATCAGCTTTTTCAAGAAATGGAACACGACGGCTGCTTTATCCTGACCTACGAGAAGGCCACGGAAATTGTTACGCTTTTGATGGAAGCAAAAACATTAAGTAATAGAATTGGTTATCATTCTATACTAACTTCTGAGCCCTGTTCTGGGCCGCATTAGTGCAATAATTGCACTCCCTTTATAAGCGCCAAAAGCGCCAAGGAAAAGTTTCATGGACGATCCTCGTTTTATCCGACAGCCAGAAATAGAATCCCCTGAGAAGCCCAAGGGAGAGGTTGTCGATTTAGGCGACGGAAACGATATTGTTAAACTTAAGCCAGATGCTTTGGTAATTGATCTGCCAGATGGCAAAGTCACGATTAATTTTGGCGGTTTGGCAGATTTGCCCCCAGAAGGCGCCAACGACCACGACGCTAACCTAGCTATTTATTTGGATGAAGGTACGCTGGGCGGCATTACCGACGAGTTGCTTCGTTTAATAACTGACGATACGACACGCCAAGAACAAAGACTGCAAGACGTTGTTAAGGGAATTGATCTTTTAGGAATTAAACTTGAAGAGCCAAAATCTGAGCCGAATGAAGAAGGCATCAGCGTAATTAAGCATCCATTATTATTGGAGGCAGTATTAAGGTTTCAAGCAAACGCAAGAGGTGAATTGCTTTCTGCTGATGGACCAGTAAAAGTTAAAAACGAAGGCGATGGGACGCAGGAATTAGATTTAGATGCTCAGCAACTTGAAAGCGATTTTAATCACTATCTTACTTCAGGCGCTCCTGAATACTACCCTGATTTTGACCGAATGCTTTTTTCGCTTGGTCATGGTGGTGAGGCGTACAAAAAGGTGTATTGGCATCCACTTAAGCGCCGTCCAGTATCTGAGACAATAGACCGCAAGGATATTATTTTATCCGATGGCGCAGTGAGTTTAGAATCCTGCGCACGTATTACGCATCGCTGCAGAATGCGCCCTTCAGTTGTCAAGCAAATGCAGCTTGCTGGAGCATGGAGAGACGTATCTCTAACAACTGGTTTGCTTATGCCAGATCTAAATGTTGTAGATCGTAAGCTAGAAGAGATTGCTGGCATACAGCCAAAGTTAAACTTAACATCAGAAGACACTGATCGTGAGATCTATGAGTGTTACTGTGAGTTAGACCTTAAAGGTTATGAACACGAAGAAGACGGAGAACAGACTGGTTTGGCAATTCCCTATCGGGTGACGATAGACAAAGACAGCCGTCAGGTTCTGGAAATTCGCAGATGGTGGGAAGAGGGAGATCCGTCATATGTGCGAAAAGAAGTCTTTGTTGAATATGTATTTGTTCCAGCCTTTCCTGGCGTTAACCTTGGTCTGCTTCATATTTTGGGAAATGCTAGTCGTGCTCTCACGGCTGCTTGGCGAATTGCTCTTGATAATGGGATGCTGGCTAATTTTCCTGGTGGAATCATGGCTCGGTCCACAGGTAAGCAACAGACAACCAATATCAGAGTTGGCCCTGGCCAAGTGGCGCCGATGGATGTTGATGGTGTTCCACTTAATCAAGCCTTTATGCCGCTTCCGTACAGAGACGTAACGGGTGGCTTCATGCAGATCATCCAGAACGTGGATCAGGCTGCACGACAATTAGGCGGTACCGCTGAGACTGCAGTCGGTGAGGGGCGTAATGATGCCCCTGTCGGAACGACGATTGCTCTTATTGAACAGTCTCAGAAAGTATTAAACGCTGTTCATAAGAGGATGCACTGCGCACAACAAAAAGAATTTGCGCTGTTAAAAGAATTATTCCGGCGAGATCCAGAAGCGCTTTGGAGAAATAATAAAAATCCAAGCTTTGGTAAGGATGTTCAGCGTCTTATGAGCGCCTTGGAGAATAATGATATTGTTCCAAAAGCTGATCCTAATACGGCTAGCCATACAATGAGGGTTCAAAAGGCCATAGCTGTTTATACGCTTGCCCAGCAGAACCCATCTGCCTTTGACCAGAAAGCCGTTTATAACAAGATATTTAGTATGATTGGCATTGACGACGCACAAAATCTATTCAGCAAGGCACCTCCTGGTCCTCCTCCTGTTGATGAGACGAAGCGTCTTCAAGCTCAAGCTGAGATGGTCTCCGCTCAAGCTAAAATACTGGATGCTTCTGTTAGAGCCCAGACAGCGCAGGCTGAGAGCGGCGTTAAGATGGCTGGCATCCAAACACAGAATATGGACTCTCTTAACAAGCACAAGGCTAATAAGGCTAAAGCCACGACGGCTATGGTCGAAGCAGCCGGCAAGCTTAAACTTGAACAGTTGCGCCTAAAGCAGAGCGAACTAGTTCATCACGATAAAATAAAGAAGGACAGTTTATTTAAAGGCTTGGATCTACAAGCCGCTCAAAAGAATAAACAGTCTGATATGCAGCAAAATAATATGGATATCATGCAGCAGCGTGAGAAAGACGCAATGCAAGCGGCCAAGGAACAAAACCAAGCAGCTGCGCAACGATTACATGAGGTTAGCTTAGAAAATCAACGGGCTAAAATTGCTCGTGAGAATGATTTTCTATCGCCTCTAGGTGGCGAACCTACTGAATAAAAAACACTAATAGCTGCTTGAGGAATAAGTTATGGACGAAAATATTAAAGCAGCTCTTCGCATAGCCAGGCTTCATCGTGCCTTTGGTGGAGATGCTTACGCAGCAAATAACATTGCTTCTGGCATGGCAGATGGCGGATCTGTAAATCGTAACAACTATCAAATGGGTGGTGTACCCATGCCTTCAGCATCAAATCCCATGGGGGTGATGCAAGGCCAGACGATGAATAATCAGCCTGGCAATCCCATGAACAGCTTTGGCCAGCAAACACAAAATGGAATTAACGGAGATCCGATTAGAGATATGGGCTATACGGCTCCTCCGCCATTTGCGACATTAGATAATAATTTACCCCCTCCTCAGCCTGTTCAAGCGCCTGTTCCGAGTTCGTATAATCCGCTGATGTCTAATACTCCGCCTATGCCAATGGCTGATGGCGGTGAGGTTAAAGATGCTTTGAGATTAGCAAAAAGGACTAATGATAGATTACCAATGCGCCCTTATGGGCCAAGATATAATCCAGAAACAAATGAATTAAATTCAAAAGATTTAAAGGACATTGGTTATTATGGGCCAATCCGTGACCGTGAAGGCGGTGTAGCCACAGAATATAGCGGCAATAAAGGTAATTTTTCCTACCCGACTATTCATAAAGGCATGAGTGACGCAGACTTAGCTGCGACAATGATGCATGAAACATTGAATAAGCCAAAATATGAAGGCGAAGATATTATTAGTGAAAGATTAAATAAGGCTCAGACAAAGATTCCATTCCCAGAAGATGTAGATCAGAGAGCTTATGAAGCTGCACAGAGCAGAGTAGCTGAAGGGCATTCACCTTATTATGAGCCTAGTAAAGATGAATATCCTGCATGGTCTCCAGAACAGCACTGGGATGAACCAGCTATTATGCCAAGGGCTGATGGCGGTGTTGCTGACGCTCTTGAACAAACACATGGCAATCATGCTATTCCATTACATGAAGCAATAGCGCGACATGGTTATGCAACGGATGGTTCTGTAGAAGAAAAACAAGAAGACAACACTTCTGTTGACAACACTTCTGTTGCGCAACAGGAAGATGAATCCCGTGAAAAATTCTTACATAAAGAATTAGAAGGATCTGCTCCGCAATATAATCCTTCTTACGACAAAGCTATTAAAGCAGCGTACCAATACACGCCTCCTGGCGCCGCAATGGATGCCGCTGGTATGCTTGGAAATCCAAGTATTAAGGAAAATCTTCAGTCTGGGCGCTATGTTCCGGCTGCTATGCAGGCTGCTGCTGTTGCTATGCCTCTTGGGTTTGCTGGCCGTAAAGCTGCAACTGCTGGTTTGAAAGCTGGGGCTCAGCAACTTTATAAGCTTGGTAAGCCGGATGTTGTTGGTATGCCAGGATATACAGCTTACAAAACAGTAGAAGATTGGGCTCCGCAAGTTATGGGGCATCAAACTTGGAACGCCGCTAAGAATTATGGGGCTCAAGCTGCAGAAGCTGCTAGACAGGCTTTAGGATTTGCTAGGGGTGGTTCAACCCCACAGACCCCACGTGATCAGAAATCACAGACCCCGGTATCATCATCTGGCTTTCAAACAACGCCAAATAAAGAACATCAGATTTCTCCAGAAGAATATAAAAAGGGCAATACTCAAAAATATGAGTATGTTATGGCCCATGGTGGCAGTATTCATCCCGACGTAAAGAACGCATTGAGTTTAATTGATAGAGAAAACATGGCTGGTGGTGGTGTTAGGAAAGTAAATCCAAATATGGATTACTCTAATTCCATGCGCACCTATTATGATTTAGTTAATGCTGGGCATTCTCCAGAAACCGCAGCTGGTATGGTTGGCAACTTTA